TGATAGCGACCCATAGTACTTTCAGGATTGCCACCTGGTTTCTGTCTAAACCTTGGATCGTTTTCTACATCATCTAACGATCTATCTCTAGGAATACCTATTCTAATATCTTGACCAAATATTCTTGTGCCGCCTCTTAATATTGCCATTAGGTTAAACTCCTTGATGCTGAATAAACACCAGCAGCAGAACGTTTTTGAAATTGTTGAACAGGTAAATAAACAGCTATAGCAGCTTGTGATAAATCTATTTTAAGAAAACTTGATCTTACGTGCTTATACAAATACTTTTTAATAGTTGGTTTAACAAGTGGTATATTTTTAACCCTTGACCAACTAACATCAAATCTTGTTGTTGAATCCATTTTATTATTTGTAGCCCATCTTTGCATTTGCTCTAGTAATCTAAATCTTAATTGTGGTGGCAAATAGTGAAAGTTTAATCCACTAAAACCTCCTGGTATTGCCTCTAAAGGTAATACTAATGGAAAAGTATCATAATAAGGTAAAGTCTTTTTATATTTTGGATCATAAAAAAACAAATTTAATAAACCTATATTAGGTCGGCCTGTTAATTGGCCTTGTCTCATCAATTTACCAGCTGTTATTCTATCTGCTACCGAAGCAACAGCATTACGATACCAACTTGCTGATTTTTTTGTGTCCCCTTGTTTACTAACTAGGGTATCTAATATACTTGCCATTTACTATATTTATGTTAGTTATAGACACCTATATCTTTTTCAGTGAAGATTTTAAACTCTAAATCGTTACCCTCACAATAGGTTTTGGCTGCTGTCCACTTGGCCTGATTTTTAAGATATTCTAACTGTTCACGTATAAAGTACTTGCTTTGTTTCTTAGGGGCTTTTGGTGGGAAACATTGTTTATATGGTTTAATCTCAACCATATATTTTTTACCTGTTTTTAACTTAAAGATAAAGTCTGGAAAATATCTATGAATACGATAATCTATTGGTGAACGATAAACTATAGGCACTTCTTCACTTGCCCAAAATTCTATAGCATCATTTTTATCCAAATAAACCATCATACGTCTTTCCAATAGTGAACGATATACTATTCTATTAGGGTCACCAATGTATTTTTTGGGGTGTGTAGGTTTGTATATTCCTTTATAACTTGCTCTCATATCACATATAAATATTACTATTAATCATATAAGGTATTTATCGTGTTCGAAAAGATAGCAAATATATTCTCACAAAATGTAGGTAATTTGGCAAGTGGTGTTTTTAATAATCAGGCAACAAATGCTGCCGCCGCTAAAATATTAAACAAGTCTCCATTAGAAATAACTAATACTCCTACAGCTGCGTTATCAAATAATCCATATGATTATGGTACTGTTTATTATCCTTCAGAAATTGCTAATTTAGGAACTGGCCACTATATGATCTTTGATATAGTAATGCACCAAGATTCTAAATTCAAAAATAAAACATTTAGTAATAATTCATTAGTAAATAGATCCGGAACTGGTTATGAAGGGATTAATGATGTTGGTCAAGTAGGAGAAAATTATTCAACAAGTGGTAAAAGAGTAGAAGATATTAAAAATAAAAATTTAGAAAAAAGATTAGTAAAAGTAGATACGGGTATACAAAAACAAAATAATACACATAATCACATTTCAGATTCAATTATTCTTTATACACCGCCACAAGTTAAAACATCATATAAAGTAAATTACAAAAATGCTGAAACAGGCTTTGCTGGGTTTTTAGGTCAATCTGAAGGATTTATTGATGCTTTAGTAAGAACAGGTAAACTAGGTGCTTATGCTGTTGAAGCTGCCGTAGTTGCTGGTTTAAGTGCTGTGCCTGGAGTAGGCGATATAAAAGCTGTTACAGAAAAATTTAGAGGGGCAGTACAAAATCCTAATTTTGAAATGGTATTTGAAAGTGTACCATTTAGAGATTTTAGTTATACTTATGAATTTGCTCCTAAAAATCAAAAAGAAGTTGATGCTGTACAGAAGATAATACAATTATTTAAATTTCATATGCAACCTGAGCAAGCTCAAGGTACAACATTAAATATTATGGGTGGTTCATCTAATTTCTTAATTGTGCCATCAGAATTTCAAATCACATATATGTATTTGGATAATATCAATTCATATATTCCTAGAATTAGCCGTTGTGTATTAACTAGTTTAGAAGTTGACCAATCTCCTGAAGGAGTATTTACAACATTCGGTGCTGATGAAAAGGGTGCCTTTCCAACATTAACTAAAATGACAATGACATTTACTGAAACAGAAATTATGACTAAGAAAAGAATTACAGAAGGATTTTAATTATGGCATATTTTTCAACTTTCCCAAAAGGGCTATATGATTTAAAAAAGGATGGCAATCCAAAACTAGTTGTTGATTTAATGAGGAGAGTAAAAATTAGATCAAGTATAGTTAATGAAACAAGTTTATACGATTTGTATGATGTAATAGAAGGAGATACTCCAGAAAGTTTAGCATTTAAGATATATGGAGATTCAGAACTTCATTGGATTATTTTATTAACTAATAATATTACAGATAGATATTATCAATGGCCATTAAATTCAAACGATTACGAAAATTACTTAAAAGACAAATATACAAATCCAGATGCCGTTCATCATTACGAAATTACACAATCAAGTGGATCTACTTCAGGATTTGGGCCTGATGATTATTCTCATATCATAGAAGTTAATAGTGATACTCCATTGGCAGTATCAGTATCTAATAGAGAATATGAAGATAGAATACAAGATAAAATAAGACAAATAAAAATATTAAATCCAGCATACGTTGGATTATTCATAGATGAATTTAAAAAGTTAATAACAAGAGATTAATATGTATAGTTATTTAAGTGGTGATGTATTATCCAGAGCAGGTAACTTTTCTTTAAATTCAGTTAATCTAGTATCTTATCAAGGCGTTGATGGCACAAGTCAACCTTACAAATTATCCATTACAACATTAGTAACCGAAATAAACATTTACGAAAGTATTTTCAATAAAACTCTTTCAGGTAATATTGTAGTTACAGATGCTACAAACATTATTGCCACATTACCTTTGACAGGATTAGAAAGAGTAGAATTTAAATTAAACACGCCGGGAATTAATAGGTCTTTTGATTTCACAGAAGAAACAGGCCACCCAATGTTTATATACAAATTAGATAAGAGACAAGGTGTAACACCTAGAACACAGGTTTATGTATTGCATTTTTGTAGTAAAGAATTAATATTAAACGAACAAACAAAAGTATCAAGAGCCTATACAGGTTTGCAATCTGATATGGTAGTTGATATGATTAGAAATTCAGATTACTTAGACTCTAAAAAGGATATTTACGTAGAAGAAACTTTAGGCAATCACAAATATGTTATGCCTAGAATTGATCCTTTTGGTGGTTCTGATATTCTAAGAAAACAATCCAGAAGTAAAAGATTTTATAATGCCGGATATCATTTATATGAAACATCTTTAGGTTTTAATTATAGATCAATTGAAAGTATGTTGGCTATTACCGACAATATAGCAAGACCTTCGGTTGCTAAATTTTCACCAGGCCCATCTAACGTAAGGGAAGGTGGAAACTATGATGTATTAAAAGAAATGACCGTTGTATCTGATTACTCTATAAAAACTCAATTTGACACATTAAAGAATTTAAGAAATGGTGTATATTCTAGTAAACTATTAGCACACGATTTATTTAATAAAACTATTAAAGAATACAATTACGATTACCATACCGAATTTGCCAAGTCTCATCATACAGAACACGGCCCAAATGGTGAAAAATCAGATATGAAATTCTTAACGCCACTATCTAAAATATACAAAGACAAGTTTATTTCAGATACGCCAGAAAGTACTATTTACCTTTATTCAAATACTTCTAATTTGCACTCATTAGAAGGACCGCCAATACAAGATTATGTTCAAAAAAGATTATCACAACATTTAGGTTTTGAAACATATAACTTAGAGATGACAGTGCCAGGATTTACAGGCCTATCGGCAGGAGATGTCATTACCTTTATAGCACCACGTTATGCTTCATATGATCCTAAAGACCCATTGGATAGAGATCCTTACGCTTCAGGTCGTTACCTAGTATCAACAGTAAGACACGTCATATCTCAAATTGCTAACAAGCACACAATGCATTTACAGTGTTTAAAAGACAGTGTTAATATTCCTTACGTTGCCGAAACCGTAGATACATTCACAGATAGAGAAAAATCCGATAATGGCGTAATAGATCAATATACCTTAGATGATAGATTATTAAATGGTCTAAACTCTGGTAATGAATTGTTTAAATAGTGAATCTATGAGAAATGCTCCGAGACCGCCGCTCCGACGGCTATGTATGGATAATAGACCAATGGCCTATTTACCACAACCGAGTGAAAGCTCCCATAAATATAGAAACAACCTAAGATAATGAAAGGTCATATGTATAAACGAATTAAAGAAATTTTAAGAAAACTTACAGGCAAACTCTCATTTAAAGTATGTAAGTGTAAAAAATAAAGGATATGAAAGGTGGCCACTATGTATAGTAGAGTAATTGAGCGATTAAAAAAACTTAGAGATAAAGTCAGCGTAGCGTATCTTTTAAACAGTCAATTTTGGTTATACGCCAGTATACTCGTGTTTTTATGCTGGTATACATATATGGAAAGGCCGGCGTAGAGGCCATTTAAATGGTGTTTTATGACGTATGTTGTTGTGTTATTATCAGGCGAGCTAACGAGAAAAATTTATGAATAACGAAAACTTTATGGGCCTTGGAGGCTTTCTCTGGTTCTCTGGCGTTGTTGAGGATAGACAAGATCCTCTTAAAGCAGGCCGTCTCAAAGTAAGAATACTGGGGCATAATACAGAAAGCAAAACAATATTACCTACGGCCGATTTAGCGTGGGCCAGTGTTATGTTACCTATTACTTCCTCAGGTGTATCAGGCATAGGCCAGTCCGCAACAGGCCTGCTTGAAGGCAGTTGGGTATTTGGTTTCTTTAGAGATATGCAGTATCGTCAAGAACCGGTTATATTAGGTAGTTTACCTGGCCGACCAGTAGAGTTAGCGGATGGTCGTAGAGGATTTTATGATCCAAATGAAATTTATCCCAAATACATAAACGAGCCAGATGT